CGTCAATTCAAACGTTTCAACCGTTGCACCCTCAACTTTGATACCGTATAGGTCGTATATTTCCTCTTTGGTCTTTACTTGCTCCAAAATAATTGAACGTTGTGCCTCTATTCCCTCTTTGAATATGCTTTCTGGGAATACTTCGTACGGTGTTATCAATCCGTACTCCAAATCGCCTTGATAGAACGCTTGCTCAAACTTTCTCTCATTGCCCTCTTCATCAACAGTAACGACTTTTTCGGTGGCGTATTTCTCGCCCTTGTCCTTATCCCACCACGATAACCAAAAACAGTTACCGCACAATTCATTCCACTGTATTGCGGTATTTTTCTTGGTGTCAAAATCGCTTGAAGTCTGCAAATACTGCAATATCGTAGTTGATGTTTCAGCCTTTGCGTAGTCCTCTAACTCGTTCGTTCGTGGATTTACTTTCATTCGATAGTTAATCTTTTTCAGATTGGCAATTCGCGTATCTATTAACGGTGCAATCTGATTAAACGTTTCACGTTCCAACCAATCGTATACAGGCTCCAACTGTTCGATTTCGCGACTGTATGGGTTAAAATCGCAATACTGATTACCGACTAAAAAATTAGCGTTTAAATGCCATTGCGTTTCCAATGCTGAACGTGCTGAACGGCGTTTCTCTAATTCTTCGTGAATATTTGCGATAATATCTTCCTTGTACAGCTGATTTCCATCGTCGTCGGTGTCAATTACTCTGTCAACTTCTTCATCGTCTGCACTTTCACTGTTAGGTGGTGAAAACATACTCTTAACGCTCGCCTTTATGCCCTGCAATACAGGTGAATATCTTAAATTCATTATTCATCACCCACCTTTGCGTCGTTCTTACGCCACCTATTCAAAACGGTTTTATGCCTGCTGATAGGCTGTTTTGGCTCATCGGCTTTGATGTTGTTGTATTCGGTCATATTTCTACACATCAACCTGTTATACAGGTCTTTGCGTTCGATATGTTGTACTATCGTCATTCCTACTATGGTTAATGTTTGAATAGCTGTAACGCATAGCAGAAACCCTGTTACATTCATAGCCACTCCCCCTTAACTAACTTGCAAAATACTCTCAATCAATGTTTCTTTGTCGGCGTTTGCATTGATACCCATTTCTTTGGCGATTTTCTTTAAATCGTTGTATTTAACATTGTCCAAATACTCCTTTGTGTACGGAATAGGGTATTCTTCTGCGTTGTTATCCTCTGTTTCAACTGTTTCTTCCGCGTTTTTAACTGTTTTCTCTATTCCGCCGTGGAAAAATAGCGGTGGCGGTGGTACTGATACCGTCTTTTTTTCTACTGACGGGTCGTATTCCGCAACAGCTTTAATTGCTTTTTTCAAACATTCTTCACAGATAATGACACTGTTACCGAATTCGTTTGTATTTGTCAGTGAATATGTATCGGTATTTTTGCACCCTCTGACTTCGCATTTTTTCTTTATCTTCTTGATTTTCATTAGAAATAGCTCCTCCTTTTTTCTAATCTGCCTTTTAATGCTTTCTCTCTGTACTTTTGTACCGCTGTCTTTTCCTCTTTCGGTGGTTTTGACGGTGATGTGATTGCAACACGAAATATCGCAATGCGTCAGGTAAATGTGTTATATCGTGCGGTTCTGTCGCACAATCCGTTGGATGTTTGGTATCACGTTGCAACGATGTTAAACAGTCGATTAATTCAATGCAGTTATCGAATATCATCAATCGGCTACTGCCGTTTTTGACCTGTAATAAATCTTTGACCGCCAACCAACCTACCTCACGGTTATTTGAACTTTTCAACAGTGGTAAACCGCCCTCACGGAACAAATCCGCCTTTGTTTTACCGCTTTCTTGCGTCCTGCCCCAC